TTGGCGGCCACGCTTGTCGCCTTGGATGTCGTGGACTGTAATCCTGTGGCAAATCCCTGCCCCATGGCCTTGCCCGATGTCTTGGCATTTTTGGCCGCTGAGGTCATGGCCTTGATGACCGCATTGACCGACTTGGTGGCCGCTGAGGTTGCCTTTGCCATGCCGCTGGATAATCCTGTGGCGAAACCTGTCCCTGCGTTCTTTCCTGCGGTCCTCATCTTGCCAGACGATGCCGCCGCCACAGTAGCCACCCTGGTGAGGGCTGAGGATGCCTTTGTCGCCGCTGATGACAGGGAGTTGAGTCCTGTCCCTGCCGACTTGGCCGAGGAAGCTATCTTCTTGATTCCAGAGCCTGCCTTGCCGATGCCTGAGGAGTTCTTTGACATCTTACCCATACCAACAGCGACGGTGGTGAGGGTCGCCGCAAGGTCCGCAAGGGACAAGCCCACAAGGGTCTTCATGCCGCTTGCTAAAGCCTTGACTCCCTTACCTGCGTTAAGTGCCGCAGTGCCCATGGACTCAAAGATGCCTGCCACTCCGTCCAGCACGCCCTTGATGGCTCCGCCGATGGAGTCGACCACTCCGCTTACTCCGTTGAGGATGGTCTCGACCGTCGTGCCAAAGGTCTCAAACGAGGTGCTGATAGCCGACAGGACCGTCTCGACAGAGGTTGACAGGGTCGTGAGGACCGTGGAGACGGCTTCAGCGAAGGTCGTGAAAAAGTTGCCTGCATTGGTAAGGATGGTGGAGACGGTGTCTCCAAACGTGGTTAATACCTGGCTCGCTCCATCTGCAAAAGCATTGATGACATTGACCGCACCGTCAGCAAAGGTCTGGATCACTCCGCCGATGGAGTCAAAGATTCCCGATAGGTTCTCGACCAATGTACTGAACGCATCGGCCACCGACTGGACGGCCTGAGAGGTCGCTTCCACCATCTTGGTGATTTCGGGGGTATAAGGTGCGATGGCTTCGACAATCTGGACGATAGCCTCAGCGATAATCTCAACGATTGGGGTAAACGCCTCTGTGATGCCCGAAACGGCCTTGCCGACCGACTCGACCACGCTTCCGATGGCGGTGCCGAGGGATTCGATGACAGGGCTGAGTTTTGGCAGTACTTCAGCGACTGCGTCACCGATGGCAGTGATCAATGGCGACAGGGAAGCGAAAGCCTCCGCAATCGGCTGCATGGCTGGTGCCATGGTGACAAATGCGTTAGCCAGTCCCTGCAGGGCTCCGTTGACCAGTTCTAAGATGACATCCGTATTCTGTCGGATGACACCCATAAACTGACCGAATACTCCGACTAAGCCCTCGAGGAAAGGTATTATCATCTCTCTCATGGCACTGAGAGCCCCGAGAGCCGCCACGAATACCCCGACAGCCCCTGCAAGGCTTAAGAGGTTGGCAGGCGGCAATTGCTGGAAGGCTTTCGTGATTCCAGTAAATCCGAGAGATGCGGTCTTTGCTCCGCCGTTGCCGAATAAACTTGTGACTTTGTTAAGCCCTGTATATCCTGCCACCAGTCCCAAAAGGACAGGGGCAACTTTTGCTATGGTTTCTGAGTGTTTCGACAGAAATCCCGATACTTTGGAGACCGCAGTCCCTAAAGTGGTCATTCCCGTTTTGAGTCCGTCAACAAAGGTCTTGTTAGTCGCAATCGACCTGCCAACATCAAAGACGGCTTTACCGAAATTGTAAAGCGTCTTTCCCGCAGAAGCGGCGACAGGTGCGATCTTGGCAAAAACCTTAGAAGCGACGGATGAAGCTTTGGAGAGTCCTGCGGATAAGACCTTGGCGATTTTGTCGCCGTCAATCTTGGACATGACTCCCTCTAGCTTATTAACTGCCTTGATTCCGTATTCTGAGACCACATTAAAGGCAGGCTGAAGCTTTGTGGTCAAGGATTCCTTGACTCCGTCTATCGCCTGTCCCATCGTCTTGTACTGCGTGGCCATTTCATTAAGCTTGGTGCCTTCTCCTCCTGCCTTGCGGATAGCGTTGAAGAAGTCTTCCGTTTTGACTTTACCCTCCTGCACGTTCTTGACCAGCTCCTGAGTGGACATGCCCATGGCTTTCGCCACTTCCGCAATACCAGCTGGAGTCTGCTCAAGCATCAGCTTGAAATCCATCCACTGGACCGTAGGCTTGGCGGCCATCTGAGTGGCCTGCTGTGACAAGGTCTTCATGGCCTGCTGGGGATTCTCAGCGGCAGCGGCCAGACCACCAAAGGCCTTGACAAGGTCAGTGGTATTCTTGGTTCCGACTGCGGCTAACTGGCTATATGTTCCTGCCATGTCGGATGCCGAGTAAATGGATTTTGTGGCAAAGTCCTGCAGGTCTCCCTTGACCTTTTTGATGGTCTTGGAAGACTTACCGAAGTTCTGCATGTTGGATTCAAAGGTCTTCCACGTGGCCTGACTTGCGTTCAGTTCACTGACAAGCCCCTTGGCTCCATCGGTGATGACGGAGAAGGCCTTGCCTCCTGCCGCCATTAACGCACCAAACTTTAATCCCCCTGCTATTTTGCCGAGGGATGAGACGGAACTCTTGGCTTTTTCCATGCTGGACGAAAATCCCGCATCTCTGGCCGATAAGACAGCTTCAACGCTGTAAGATTCAGCCATGGTTCTCACCTTCCTTCCGCTTCTGTTTCTTATGTTCTATCAATTCATCGAACATACTGTTCTTTTCCTTTTTCTCGACCTTGCTCAACTCCGCCTCGTAATCGAAAAAGCTTTTGAAGGTACGGTAAACAGGAACCTCTTTCTTGCCCCGTTGCTTCTTGGCCTGAGCCCTGAAGATGTTGTAGGCAAGCCAGTGCATGTTGCGGTCCTCGTCTATCTGCTTTAACCTCAAGGCCTTTCCCATGAGGCGGTACTGGTGCATGGTGAGATTGTCGATTTCACGAAAAGAGGTTATGCCAAAAAATCGGAAACAGTTAACTACAACCTCTTCATAGATTTCTTCGAAGGATTGCTCCTCTACCTCTCCAGAGCCGCCAGAAGCTTCTGGGTCTCCCTCCGTGTAACATTCGCTTTCGATAAAAAATCGGTTACCGTTTTGCAGAGGTCATCGATGTCCGTGTCTGGATCCTCGATGTAAGCCTCGAGGGCAGCCCGATTTAATCTCGGATTCTGTCCCTTGTTGGCGGCATGGAGGATGGTCACCAGTGATTCCACACTGCCATCGAGGAAATTGGCAATCTCGTACTTCATTCCTATCTGCTCAGATTTTCCGATACCGTCCACGGACTGGGTAACCTTGGGGTTGAGTTCCTTCATGAAAGCAAATCCAAAATTAAAGCTGTAAATATTTCCGTTGATTGTAAGTTCCATCATGGTCATAACCTCCTTAAATAAAAAAAAGAGAGGGCTGATGTTGCCCTCTCAGTTGTTTGGAAATGTGATCAGTTATTATACTCCTGTCTTTGGGGTATCCTTGAAGACATAGCTTGCAGCATCTGCCTGCTCTGCACTCACCGTAACATCGCCCTTGGCTCCGTTGCCGTTGATGCCGAATGTCAGAGAAATCTCAACCATGTCCTCAGCATTGGAGGATTTGGTCAGCTCTGTGATGTAGCCCTGGAAATAACGGCCCTCGTATGTTCCGCTTTTAGAACCGGCACGAGTAAGGTCTGCCTCCCAGATCTCCATCAGTTCGTCATCGTCAAGAGCATCCTCAAGGGTGTCGATGAAGGTATCGTCACTGTCAAGGATAGATGTGCAGGTGATTTCCTGCTCCATTGCTCCAGGTGTACGGATAGAACCGTCCTTTGTTGCGGTAGAGTCAGCATCCTTACTCTTGCTTCTCTCATTTTCAGTTACAAATGCAATCTGAGTGCCGTCCATAGTTGCCGCATCAGACAGCGGACGATACAGATAAATAATCTTCTTACCGCTCTCAGCGGCGAAAAGCTGTAAATCAAATCTCATAAGTATTCACCTCATTAGTTGAATTTATACTCAAGTTCCAAAATGCCATGAAGGAGTGTTCTGTCAGTGGAATCGTCAGGCAGTATCCTCTGGGTCAGATTCTTAATCTCCCAGTAGAAGCTGTTAGTGTATTGGATTCCCCTTGCAACATCCTTGATGGCCAGTAACATGGCTGAGACCGTACCTCTCTTGCAAGGGTTGTTGTGCCAAACGTGGATTGTCTGGAATACATTGCCCCACACGGCGGTCTTGTTTCCATAATCGTCCACCAGCTGATTCTCGCCCATGTAGACAAAAGGATATGACGCTGATGCAGGTGGTAAAGACCCATCATATACGTCATATCCCAAATTCTTTATATTAACCAACAGAGTAGTAAATAACTCCTGTTGAGGGTCCATGTTATCACCTCGTTAATTTCTGCAGGTCGCTCTTAAACTTGCCCTTCTGCGTATCGTAGGCAGGGCGGATATACGGCTGTGCGTTCATGAATCTCGTTCCCCATTCCACATAGGGAGCATACTCCGCAGTCGCCTTAATCCTTGCGGTCAGTCCGCCATCCTCGAAAGTAAGAGTGATGGACCGTTTCAGATTACCAGTATCGACAGGTGCGTTCTGCATCGCCTTTTGCTGAAGCTGTGAGCCGTTCATCTTAACTACCGTCTTGACGGCATCAAGATTCATGTTCTGGGTCAGCTTGGCGGTCAGTGGCTCGATGCCATCGAAATAGATTCCGTCAGCCATCAACTCACCTCCGAAACAACGAAAGACTCCTTTGTTCTCAGCTTTCTGCGAAAGTCGACCTGGTAGGACTTGCCCCCGATCGTGATGCGGTCGAAGTCGGCATCATAGTGGTTTTGTAAATGCAAGGTCAAAGACCCCTGTTTTACACCACCATAGACCGCCTTCATTATCTCGGTCCTTGTATCGTAGACGGAAGCTAACTTCGTAACGCTCTCAACAGTTTCCTCTCCATAGTCACCTGTTGATTCGTCATAGGTTCCCGGGGTGATGGTCTCGAAACAGACTTCCTTGTCATATCTCATATGAACCTCACCACCCCTTTGGTGTTGCCTGCCTGTGCTTTCAGATAGGCATCAATGTCCGCCTCATACGGCCCGAAATCATCATCGGTAAGGGTAACAGACTCTCCCTCCACGGAATGGCTGGAAAAGCCCTCTGAGCCGATTCTGTTGTACCTTGCAACGGCCAGCTCCTGAACGATGTAGGATAATTCCCCTGGCAACGTGTCGGCCTCGATACGGAGAAGTAATCTCTGGGTCACTGCCTCAATAATGATGGTCAGTTGAGCGACTGCTAAAGTGTCGGATTCCGAAAGACCGAGAAGATTTAAGATATTCTGAAGCATAGGACCACCTCCTACTTCTCGGCTTTCTTTTTCTTGGTCGTCCGCTTCTTCTTGGGCTTCTCTTCCTCAACCTCAACGATTTGAATTTCGATGAGGGGAGCACCCTGTCGGTTCATGGCTGTCCCCAGTTCAAGGATTCGCTCCTGTGAGGGATTGTATCCCTTCCGTGGGTAGTCATCGCCAGCCTCGTAATGCTGATAGAGATTGCCCTCCTTCGAAGATGCTCTCACATCCATAAGGTCATCGAACGGTTTTAAAACTTTGTACATAATCTTCCTCCCTTCTCAGGAGCCGATTATGCTCCTGTGCAATAAACTTTAGCCACTGCGGCTTTGTTGTCATTCGGACACCACTGTCCGCCCTTGCCTGCACCCTGTAATGCAACACCGTCGAAATCTTCGGACTCGATTGTCCTTGCTGTGTTGATGCCAAGGAAAGCCTTGCCGATGTGCTGAACGTAAGCATAGATACAGTCGTCATATGTGTTGCTGCTTACTGTGGTCTCAGCGAAGTCACTTGCCGGGATCTGCTCAATGACGAAGCCCTTGTACATTTCTACGGTCTCACGGTCGATGTTGACGGTAGAGCCCTTAGCTGTAGTAGCCAGGCCACTATCGATAATTGCGTTGTAGATGTCGGGGTTAACTGCGGCTACTTTTGTGCCAACAGCACCTGCGTTTACAAAGTAAGCGGAAAGCTCATTGAAAACGGCGGCAACAGATGTTGCATCGATGGAAACCTTGGAGATCACCTTGCCTGCGATGGAGGAGATATATGCTCCGTGCTGTGCGTTCAGCATGGCAATCTTAGCCTGAGCCTGAAGGTCTAACCTGTCGGCAATGGCAGCCTCGAAATCGTTGTTTACAGTGTGGCGGTCAAGACCCTCATGGAATGTCCAGTTGAAGCTATACGGTACATCTGTATTGGCATAGATGACCTCAGTTCTGTTACCAAAACGGCTTGTGCTTCCTGTGCCAGTGCCCATACCGACATTAGCACCTGTATTATATCCATTGGTGTAAGCACCAGCGGAAGAAACTGTACCAGTTGTTAAAGCGGAAGCCACATCTGTGGTCTTAACGGAAAAAGCTGTGGCGGCTTCAGAAACGCCGTCTAATGTCTCGAGATCTCCGGCAAAGAAGTCACGGAAGTGAGCCTGTGCCTGGAATACTGCCTGCACGATGCCAGCAAACTGCTTGCCATAATAGCGAATGCCTTGATTATTGTTGTCGCCTGTTGCGAACAACTGTAAGTCGAAATGTCTCATATTGTTCACCTCTTGTATTTTTTCATGATGTTGTCGAACGGATCCAGCCGTCTGGCCTCTCCGTACTGTTTCGGGGTTATCCCAGTAGCACGCCTCTCGGCCTGTGCTTTTCTGTCGGCCTGGATAATAGCGACAAACTTGTCTTTTAACACCTTTGTCTCCTCCGCATCCTTGCCAACAACGAACTCCATAACGCTGACATCAGCCGGGTATCCTTCGTTAAGTAATTCGGTTCCGACCTGTTTGGACAGTTCCGCTCTTAACGCTTCCGCCCTCAGCTGTTCGATTTCCTTCTGTTGCTGTGCTATCGTTTCATCTTTCTTCTGGGTCTCGTAGTCCCTCTTCTGGTCGGCATTCATCTTTGCCAGCTTGGCAGCCTCTTCCTGGGCGGTCTTTACCGCTTCCTCTGTCTCTTCCTTCAGCTTGGCTCTTTCCCTGGCTAAACGCTTCTCCATCATCGCATTGACTTCGTCCTGCGTGAAGGTCTTTGGAGTTTCCTCTTCGTGTGGTGGTTCCACCACTTCTTCTTCAGCAAACAACTGAAAATTCCAATCAGTAAGTGTTCGTCTCATAATCATTCCTCCATGTGTTTATAGCCGTCACGTTCGGCTTTCTCCATAAGTTTGAGGGGTCTCATGTCTGCCCCATGTAACCATAGCTTTTAGTGACATCAATGTTAGGTCAGTTGTAAGTGCGTTGGGAAGGAGGAGGAAACTCCTCGCAACCCGATAAAAAAGGAATCTATCAGCAAGCGTCCTTGGTCTGATAAATTCCCGAAATATATCTCAACCCTTCCGGGGTTGATGCTGTATTGAATTTTATCCTCTGTGAGTGCCTCCATGCTCCCGATGAGCGTCTGGGTTAACGTGGAGACCGCAGAGCAGACAATGTCATAGCCAGGCGGACCATAGCCTGCGTGGCCGTCTATCTCTATCTTGTGGGGAGTGGAAGTTACAGTGATCAGAACGACCACCCCGACTTCCTCGGCTCATAATCACTAAACGGAACACCATTGGCGGCCGCTCCACTGTTGAGCCATTCCTCGTATTTTGCATCATCCATATAGGCAGCGGTAGAACATCGGCAGTTAGGATGCATCGGCGGAGCGTTGTCCCCTGGCATCGCATCCTTGACCTTGAAGGTCATGCCATCCATGGCCTCACAGACCTCGCAGACTCTTGAGTCATGCTCTGAGATAAACATATATTCCTCAAAACCATTGGCCTTGAAGGACTCCATCTGTGCATCCGTCTGTACTCTGCACATTTCTGTCCGCATGAGCCTAGTGGCATCACTGTAGGCGGCTCCCATGGTCTTGGCAATCTCCCTCGCCAGCACGTTGGGATTCCTGCCTTGAATCATGCCGACCTGCAAAGTCTCGTATAACTTCAGCTTCAGAGTCTGTTGATTCATCCATATCCTGTCGGACCACTTGGCATGCTTGAAGGAACCGTTGACGATGTTCTTGGCGAATCGGTTGTTATTGCCTACCGTGTTGCCAAGGATGCCTGCCTGTCTCTCCAACTCTTTGAGAGTGGTCTCCGTCAGCTTCCTTCCCATGTAGTCTTCTAAATCCTGGTAGCCGTTGACCATCTCAAGTCCCAGGTTGGCTTTGAGGAGTTCCAGACGATTGACCTTCATCGTGAGATTGTAGAGCCTCATCTCCTCGTTGGCCTGTTTGGAGAAATCCTTCTCAGCCACATACCTCTTGGCCTTTCGTGAGTAGGCTTCCATGTCAAGCTTGCTGACTCGTTTCTTGGCCTCGGCAATGGTGATGCCCTCTTTCCCTGCGTAACGTGAAAAGAAGCCGTTTATCTCCCTGTCGATGTTGTCCTGCATCGTCTGATAGATTCTCTGAATCTCCTGGTTGTAGACCTCCTCGTCAGCGATCGTCCGCCGTCTTGCCCTGTCCTCTCGTTCCTTCCAGTAATCAAGACTCGTCTTCGCCATCCTCTACCACTTCCTCTTCTTCGTGGTTATGCTCTATGTCTGCCAAGGTATTGACGGAAGCCATTCTCTCTTCCGTCTCCCTTGCGATTCTTTCCAGTTCAACACTGACATCGGGAACCACAGAAGGCATAAGGCCTAACTGGGTCTCGGCGGAGACGATGCCCTCCACATTCCTTGCGTTCTCGATTTCTTTCGCCACGTTCTTGGGGATGTTGCGATGGAATACCAGCTCCACATCCTGCCATGCTTCATGGTCGGAGACATTGGTCTCAAGGGAGCAGATGATTTTATATCTCTTCTGAAGGCTCTTGGCTATCTTTGTATCGAAGGTCGAAAGCATTGTGCCGGTTGCTAAAAGCTTGTAAGCGAAAGCCTCGCCGCTCGCCACGTTGTTAAAACTGTCATCGCTGATATTGGCAGACATGGAGATCTGGAAGATCAGCCGTTCCAGTCTGTTCAGCAGGTTCTCCTGCGTTGCATCGGCCGTTGGCTTCTGAAGGAACTGGACAATGATGTTCTTTATCTCTTCCGCATCGTTGGTTCCGTATACGTTTATGACTCTGTCGTCTCGGATCCGTCTCACGCCGTCATCGTCGACCTTGGCTCCCAGGATTGCCAGGTAAGCCTCGGCGAAAGAATCCACATCATTGGACTTCTCTGAAATCGTGTGGTTGTAGGTTTCAATCAGCCCTGCCACATCCTCATATAAGCCCATGCGTTCATCGTTGAGGATGTATTCAACCGCAGGGATTAACCCATAGGGATTGACCTGCAATTCCTCAGAGTAGGCGGTCTTAAAGAACTTCCTCTGTGCTTCCCTTGTGTAGACCTCGCCATATCGCTCGCCATCCACGTTGTAACCGTATCTCACAGCGAAAAGGCTCCGCTCTTCCATGGTGTCATCGTAAACGCAAAAGAACTGGGTCGGAGCAAGGACCTTCATCCTTGTTTTGTGTCCTTCGTCTTGGTAGAAGAACTCCCATGCGTGACCGTATTTGAAACAGGCCTTAAACAACCTTCCTTCGTGGTCAACGATGTGGTTCCGCTTCTCAATGTCAGCTATGGCCTCATCGGTCTTTTTGTCCTCAAAACGTTTGGTGATGGGGATGCCGTAACCGTAGCCGAAGGAAATGTTAGTGATGTACTTGGGGAAGTTGACTGCCAGCCTATTGTCGGGCTTCCACTGCTCCTTATCGGGCTGATGGTAGATGTCATGTAGCCCTGCGTATAGGCTTTTCAGGTATTCGTACCGCCGTAAGGTTTCGGCATGGTACTGGATATATTTGTCCACCAGGGTCATGTCCGGGAATCCGTCCTTGATGTCGGTCGGGTCGCACAACAGCGGACTCGGTGGCATATATGGCTTGTAACTCATTAGATTCCTCCTCTGAAGGTCTGGATGATGGTCTCTGACTTGCCTCGGGTACAATCTTCTACTGCGTATCT